CGCCCTGATCCGTAGCTTTGGCGGCATGAACGCCGCCCCCCTCGACCGCTCCGCACACCGCCTTTCGCCCCATTTCAGCCTGGCCGAAATGACTGTTTCGGCGACCGGCTCGCGCTTGGGCCTGTCGAACCTTCCCGGGCCGCGCGAGCTGCAGACCCTGACCCGCACGGCCGAGCGGATGGAGGAGGTCCGCAGCCTTCTGGGCAACCGCCCGATCCTGGTCTCGTCAGGCTATCGCAGCCCGGCCGTCAATCGCGCGGTCGGCGGGTCATCGTCCAGCGCCCATATGACGGGCCACGCGGTGGACTTCATCTGTCCGGCCTTCGGCAGCCCGGCCAAGGTCGCGGCCCATCTGGCCCGGAACCTGACCGCGTTTGACCAGATCATCGAGGAGTTCGGCGACTGGGTGCACATCGGCTTTGGGCCCGGCCAGCGCCGCCAGCTGCTGACCGCCCGCCGCGTTGGACGCAAGACCCGCTACACCGCCGGCATCGAGGGCGCCTGATGACCGGCACCCCGCCGCCGCGTCGGCCCTTCGCCAGCTTCTGGGACTTCATCGTCCGCGCCTATCGGCCCGTCGCCGCCTGGATCGGGGTGGCGACGGCGCTGGTGCATGGGGTGATCATCCCGCTGCTGCCGGTGTTCGGCCGCGCCCCGGTCGCGGTCGACTGGATCGGCGTCGCTTCCTTCCTCGGTGTGCTGTGGGGTCCGCTGGTCGCCGCCCGGACTGTCGAAAAGCTGAAGGGGGTGACGTCATGATCCGCGCCTTGCTGGGGACGTCCCTGGTCGGCCTGGTGAGCACCGCCGCCTTGCTGGCCGTGATCACCGCCAAGAATCACGAAGAGGCTGGCCTGCGCGCCACGATCGCGGACCACGAAGCCTGTGCCGAGGCTCTGACCCGCGCGGATCTGTCGGTCTCGGCCGAGCGCTGTGCCGAGGGCGTCGCCGCCACGCACCGGCGGGCCGTGATGGCCCAGCGCTGCGACACCGCCCTGACCGCCGCCGACGGCTTCGGCATCGAGGCCGGATGCTCGACCCCGGTCAAACGCGAGGTGGCCAAGGTCGCCGCGCGGACCGGGGAGCGCGACCGGCTGACCACAGAGATCAACGACCTTCGCTCCGGTCAGGCCGCCGCGATCGCGCGCGCCGAAACCCGGGGCCGTGCCCAAGCTGAGAGGAATTCCCGTGCCCAATCCGAACTGGACCGCGCGCCGCGTGGCGACGATGGCCTTGGCCGTTGCGATGCTGAGTGCCTGCGCAACCTCGGACGTGATGGTCCCGGCTGACGGCCCCGCCGCCAACCCGGTGATCGAGACCCGGCGCGAGGTGATCCGCACCTGTCCGCCCGCCCTGTCGCAGCCGGTCCAGGCCGCACCCGAGCCCGAGGCCGATGCCGTGGTCACCTATAACTCGGCCGGCGGTCGCTGGATGGCGAGACTGATCGCCTGGGGACAGGCCGGCTGGGATGTGGTGACGGACGCCAAGGCGGAATGCGAGGCCGCCGATGGATGACGCCGACCGCGCGCAACGGTCCAGCGAGAGCGAGGCCGAGCGCATCCTGGCCGCCGCCCGGGCCCGAAACCGACAGGCGCGCACCGAGGGCGAGTCCCTGCCGCAAGGTCGGGCCTGCATGGACTGTGACGATCTGATCGATGCCCGGCGTCTGGCGGCCAAGCCCGACGCCCGGCGCTGCACACCCTGTCAGAGAGCGGCCGAGGGGGGCCAGGCGTGAGAGAAATGTTGCCCTATTTTGCCTTGGCCGTGTCCGTCATCGCCTGTGCCCTGTCGGCCTGGACGGCGGTCCGCGCGGGGCGCTGGCGCGAATCCGATTCCGCCAAGGACCTGATGCGGCGCGTTGATGCGACCGAGCGGAAGGGCGAGCTGCATGGCCAGCGCCTGGATCAGATCGAAGAGGATATTCTGGGTCTGCCGACCAAGGCCGACTTTGCCCGCCTCGAAGGTGAAGTGACCACGACCTGCAAGATCGCGGACCGCACCGAGCGCGCCGTCGCGCGGCTTGAAGGCTTCCTGATGGAGCGCAAGCCGTGAGTGCTTATCAGGCCCATTTCATGACCCACCTGCGGCTGCTGATCCTGCGCGCCCTGGTGGACGCCCCGGCCTGTTCGGCCAATGCGTCGATCCTGAAGAGCATCGCCCATGAGTTCGGGATCACAGCCACCCGGGACCAGGTGCACACCGCCATCGGATGGCTGGCCGAACAGGGCCTAGTGGCGCGAAGCGAGGTCGGGACCCTGATCATCGCCCGCCTTACTGAACGGGGCCAGGACGTGGCTGAGGGTCGCGCCCGCGTCGACGGGGTCGCTCGCCCTTCACCTGGGGGCTGACATGGCGCGTTCCAAGGTTGAGCGTCTGCCCGAGCCGATCCGGGCCCAGCTGGAGGAATGGCTGCGCGAAGCCATAGCCGGCCGTCTGTCGCTGGACGATGTGATGGTTCGTTTCGATGCGCAGTTCGCCGACCAGCTGGGCGAGGATGCGCCGTCGCGGTCCTCTGTCCATCGGCATGCCCAGAAGTTCGCGGCCATCTCGGCCCGGATGCGCCGGTCCAAGGATATCGCCGAGGCTCTGGTGGCCGAGGCCGGCCCCTCGCTGGCCGACGGCAAAGGGTTTCAGGTTCTGGTGCAGGGCTTCCAGTCCCTGGCCTTCGACCTTTTGGCCAACATCGATGAGGACAAATCGCTGGATCCCGAGAACCTGATGTTCTTTGCCCGGGCCATCCAGTCGGTGGCCTCCGCCCAGAAGAGCGACGCGGACCGGGCGCTGAAGCTGAAGGACGAGGCCCGCAAGGATGCCGCCAAGGCGGTCGAAAAGTCGGCCCGGGCCCAGGGCCTGTCGCCGGAAACCGTGGCCAAGCTGCGCGCCGATGTGCTGGGGGTGAAGGGGTGACCGGCGCCCCCTCGCCGGCGGTCGCCGCGACGGCCTCGGCAATGACCAGCGAGGCCACGGGTCTGCTGGCCGTGCTGCTGCCGTATCAGCAGGAGCTGCTGGCCTGCAAGGACCCGGTTGTCGTCTTCGAGAAAAGCCGCCGCATCGGCATCAGCTGGGCCGCCGCCTGCGAGGCGGTGCTGGTGTCATCCGTCGCCGAGGGCGGCATGGACAGCTATTACATCGGCTTCGAAAAGGAGATGACGCGCGGCTTCATCGACGACTGCGCGTTCTGGGCTCGGCATTTCGCGGTGGCCTGTGATGAGGTGGACGAGTTCGTTTGGGACGACAGCGACAGCTCGGGCGACCGCTCGATCCAGGCGTTCCGCATCCGCTTCGCCTCGGGCCACACGATTGTCGCTCTGACCAGCCGCCCGCGTAACCTGCGCTCGAAACAGGGCTTCGTCATCCTGGACGAGGCGGCCTTTATGGATGACCTGCCCGGCATGCTGAAGGCGGCCTTCGCCCTCTTGATCTGGGGCGGTCGCGTCTGGATCATCTCGACCCATGACGGGGTGGACAATCCGTTCAACCAGCTGGTCGAGGACTGCCGCGCGCTGAAAAAGCCGTTCCGGCTGTTCCGCACCACCTTCAAGGAAGCCTTGGCCCAGGGCCTCTACAAACGCATCTGCCTGGTGACCGGCAAGACCTGGTCGGCCGAGGCCGAGGCGACATGGGAAGCGGAGATCCGCAAGATCTACGCCCCCAACGATGCCGAGGAGCTGGACGTCATCCCGGCCCAGGGGTCGGGCGTCTATCTGACCCGCAATCTGATCGAGTCATGCGCCACCGGTTCCGGCCCGATCCTGCGCCTGATCTGCCCCCCGGGGTTCGATCTGAAGCCCGAATCCGAGCGCCGGGCCTATATCGACGCATGGCTGGAACAGGTGGTCGCTCCCATCGTGGCCACGCTGGATCCCCGCCTTCGTCATGTCTATGGCCACGACTTCGCCCGGTCGGGAGACCTTAGCGACTTTGTGCCGATGGCGATCGAGCGCGACCTGACCCGCACCGTCCCCTTCGTCATCGAGATGCGCAACGTCCCCCACGAACAGCAAAAGCAGGTGTGCTTCTGGGTGGTGGATCGGCTGCCCCGCTTTTCCGCCGGCAAGAATGACGCGAACGGCAACGGCAACTATCTGGGGGAGGTGATGCAGCAGCGCTACGGCGAGGCGCGCATCGAAAAGGTCATGCCGACCCAAGCCTGGTATCGCGACAACATGCCCCCGATGAAGGCCTCGTTCGAGGATCGGACGATCGTGATCCCGGCCGAGGAGCCGGACCTGGTCGATGACCTGCGCCAGATCGTCCTGAACAAGGGCGTGCCGATGGTGCCGTGACTCGCCAAGACCAAGGGCATGGATGGCGAGGCGAGACACGGCGACTTCGCCGTGGCCCTGTGCCTGGCGGACGCCGCGAGCCGGGCCGATGCCCCCGAGATCGATTACCGGCCCGTGGCCCGACACACGGCCCTCGGCCGCGCCGAAGGGACGTTCGAGGATGACTTTGACCGCCGCCACGGCGGCGCCTTTTCCAATTCCGATGCGGCCCGCGTCGGCTTTCGTCGCAGCAAGGGAGCCTGGTAATGGCCCGCCGTCCCCAAACCCCGCCGGGCCTGGTCGATCACCTCGGCCGACCCATCGACCTCGGCCGGTTGAGTGAAGAGCACTCCGCCCCGACCCTGTCGGGGGTGCGGTCTGTCCTGTCCGGCCACCCGGCCCAGGGACTGACGCCCCAGCGCCTCACCGCTCTGCTCCGCGAGGCCGAGAATGGTTCGCCCGAGCGGTATCTGGAGCTGGCCGAAGAGATGGAGGAAAAGGACCTTCACTATGTCGGCGTACTGGGCACAAGGAAGCGCGCGGTCACCCAGCTGGAGATCACGGTCAACGCCCGGTCGGACGATGCGCGCGACCAGAAGGCCGCCGACATGGTCCGCGAATGGCTGGACCGCGACGAGCTGCAGGCCGAGCTGTTCGACGTGCTTGACGCGATCGGCAAGGGCTTCAGCCAGGTCGAGATCATCTGGGACATGCAGTCCCGGGAATGGACCCCGGCGCGACTGGAATGGCGAGATCCGCGGTGGTTCCGGTTTGACCCGGTAGATGGCCGCACCCCGCTGCTCGTCGACGGCGGCGCCTCCGGCAATCCCTACGGTGACCCGCTGCCGCCGTTCAAATATCTGAGCCACCAGCATCAGTCCAAGTCGGGCCTGCCGATCCGGGGCGGCCTCGCCCGGGCGGCGGCCTGGGGCTATCTGTTCAAGAACTACGCCCTGAAAGACTGGGTCAGCTTCGCCGAGATCTTCGGCCTGCCAGTGCGGGTCGGCAAATACGGGCCGGGCGAGACCGAAGAGAACATCCGCCGGCTGGAACGCGCCGTGTCCGACATCGGCGCCGATGCCGCCGCCGTCATCCCGGCGTCGATGATGATGGAGTTCATCACTACGCCCGGCGGATCGGGCCAGGTCGATATCTATGAGAAGCTGTGCACCTATATCGACCGGCAGGTGTCCAAGGCGGTCAAGGGCGAGACCGCGACCACGGATGCCGACACCGGCGGTCTGGGGTCGGGCGCCGAGCATGGAGATGTGCGCGATGACATCATGCGCTCGGATGCCCGCCAACTGGCGGCGACGATCAACCGCGACCTGATCACCCCCTTCGTCCGGCTGAACCATGGCCAGGACCTGAAGCCCCCCCGGGTGGTGATCGGCCAGTCCGAGAGCTGGGATGCGGTCACCCAGATGCCGGCGATCAAGACCTTCGTCGAGATGGGCGGCAAGGTCGGCATCTCTGCCGTCCGCGACAAGCTGGGGTTCGAGGACCCGGGCCCGGACGAGGACCTGCTGAACGTCTCGGCCGCCCCTCCGCCGCCCGCTTTTGGAGCGCGCCCCCAGAATGCGCCAGGGAGTGATCCGGACGCCACCGACGACCCGTCACGCGCCGGTGACCCGAAAAACGCACCAGCGGGCCGTTTAGAGCCGTTTAAGGCGGCGAACGAGGACGAGGCCACCCGGGAGGATGAGGCCGCTGCCGCCGCCGCGCGTATCGCGGCCTCAAGTGTCGATGCCCTGGACCCGCTAGCGGCCGAAGGGCTGGATGACTGGGAACAGATGGCCGACGCCCTGATCGTCCCGATCGAGGCGCTGATCGCCAAATGCTCTTCGTTCGAGGAGCTGAAGCGCCGGCTGGCCGAGGTGCTGCCCGCCATGGATACGACGGATGCCCGCGAGCGGCTGGCCCGCGCGGGCTTTGCTGCCCGCATGGCCGGCAAGGTCGGATTTGAGATTACCGAGGAGGACGCCTGATGAACGCACCCGTGCAGATCGAGGGGGCTGTCTATCGCCCCGACGGCTCGGCCATTGTTCGCCTGGGCCAGCTGGCGCGGCTGGACCTGCAGATCCTCGGCCTGGACGGCAGCGGGCCGATGGTGCCGCAGGATCTGGACGGCCGCCATTTCGTCCAGCGCATCCTGGACCGCGACGGCAACCTGCTGATCGAGACCCCGGCCAGCCACCCGGATGCGACCACGGTCCGCTTTGAGCTGGCGGTAACCGAGGCCCTGCTGCCGGCAGACGCCAAGGCGGCCGACCTGACCCATGTGCTGGTCGAGCTGCTGGACGGGGATCAGGAAGACGACATCGTCGCCCGCCCGTTCTCGGTCCGCCGTCTGAGGGCCGGAGCGCCGGACGCCACCCTGTCGGTCGGGCCGCCCGACCGCTTCGCCGTGCGCTATGTCGGCGCGCCCGGGGCCTCAGCCGCGCAGCAGGCCAGGGACGCGGGGCTGATCGAGGAGGCGACGGGGGATGCGCTGGCCACCTGGCTGCGCCAGCCCTCGGTCGAAGCCGGGGCCGCCGCCGCCGCGATCGTGCTGGAATGGCAAGGCCTGCTGCCGGAAGCCGAGACGATCTATGGCGCAGCCCAGCAGGTCGCCGCCGACCGTATTCAAACCGGTGAATACCGGGAGGCTACGGGCGCCGATCGCCAGGCGGTCGCCGCCGATCGTCAGCAGACGGGCGCGGACCGTCAGGCCACCGGCGCGGACCGGGTTCAGACGCAGGCCGACCGCAGCCAAACTGGAGTCGACCGGGTGCAGACGGGGCTGGATCGCACGGCCTCGGCCGATCACGCCGCCAGCGCGGCGGTGTCTTCGGGACAGGCCCTGCTGCGGGCGCTGGCGGCCACTGGCGCCTTCCTGCTGTCCATGCCGGCCGATCTGTCGGCCGCGCCGGATGCATTCATGGTCTCCGAGGATCCCGGCATTCAGGTCTACAGCAATGACGGTGAGACGGCGACGGCGCTGGGCTTTCTGAACGAAGCCAGCTTTCGCAGTCCGGCGATCATGAAGGCCTATGAGGGGCCGCTGGGCCCGGTCGGGACGCGCGTCTATGCCGGCCGGCACAGGTACGAGGTTGTGGCCACGGCCCAGCATCTGACCACGGCGGCCGGGGTCAAGCTGAAGGTGCTGCCCAGCGCGGGCGGCCGTTATGAGATCGAGGCCTTTGAACCCGACCTGAGCGGCATCACCTCGGCCAATGCCCTGCTGGCCACCGTCGATGCCCTGGCTGTCGCCGAAAGCCGCCCAGTCGTGATCAGCGGCGGCAAGCTGCTGGTCCCGGAAGCCCTGACGCTGGCGGCGGACTATCGGGTGGAGCCCAGCGGGCGGATCAAGTGCGACGCCCTTCTGTCGATCAACGGCGGCTTCAAGGCAGGCCGCCACCAGGTCTTCGAAGGCGCAGCGGTCGATCCCGACCAGAACATCGGCCCGATCTGGGGCGCCGGTTCGGTGTCGGGGATCTATCCCGAATGGTTCAGCGCCCGGCGCCGCGCCAGCAATGTCGGGCCGGTCGACAGCTATGCCGGCATCCTGTGCACCCTGAAGTCCACGTCGCGCAGCCTGGTGGGCAACCGCTGGGCCGTGAAGGTGGGTGAGGCCGTTTACGACACCTCCAAGACGATCGTCGCCCCGGCGCCGGGGCTGTTCCACTGGGAAGGGACCGGTCGCGGGACGCAGCTGAGGCCCATGGCCGGCGTCGGAGGCGTCTGGCCCGACAGCGTGGTGGATTTCGTCAGCTCGACGACCGACAGCCGTTTCAGCAAGACGACCATTCATGGCGGCAGCAGCAGCCGCCCGGTCAAATACGGCATCCGTGCGAACGTCGAGCTGAAGCACACCCATTTCGACGACGTGTCCGTGACCTTGTTCAGCCGTGCAGGCTGGGCCTCTGCGGACTGGTCGAATACCTGGATCAACTGTGAGGCGACCAATTGCAAGGTCGGCCTGCTGCTCTATGCCAGCGCCAACAACAACGACATCAACGTCATCGGCATGGGCTTCATCGGCAATGAGGTCGATGCGGTCGTCGGGCCGGGGGCCAACGTTCGCTTCTATGGCTGTCAGTTCCAGGCGGCGGTCGCGCCGCCCTATACGATGACCCACATCTACGTGGAGGGGAACAGCTGCGTCTCGGTCCACAACCCCTATATGGAGACCCAGTCCGGTGGCGGCTTGGCAGGTTGGCCTGTCGATGATCCGGCCGGTGGCGATCCGGTCACAATCTATGCGGCGGTGATCTGCAATCAGGCGCGTTTCTTCGACGATATGGACGCCGGGACCATCACCCGCACCCTGTCGCAGAATTCGGCCGCCACCGGAGCGGTGATCCACCTGGACGGTGCCTTCGTCAATACGCCCGCCTACTCCAATGCCGGTGCGGGCGGCGCGACCGGTGCCACCTATGTAAACGGCCCGGCCACCCTGGTGGCGAAGAATGGGCAGGCGACCGACCATGCCTGCACCATCAGCACCAGCGGCGGCAAGGTCACCGGCATTAGCGCCATTTCGGGCGGTCAGCATGCCCAGATCGGCGACCGGATGCGGATCGTCCAGGGGGCCAATAATACCGCCGAAAGCACGGTCTGGACGACGGGGGCAAACAACGTCATCACCAGCGTGCAGATGGGCGTTGCTGCAGCCATCTACCCGGGCAATGTCCGCGCCCTGACGATGACGGCCAGCTTGTCCGTGGTGCCCTTCCTGGTGCTCTACAACGACCCTGCGGTCTGCAATCCGAAACGGATCGAGATCAACGGCAGCGTCCGGGCCACTGGGTTGCTGGACTACATCCTGGTCGGGCCGAATACCGACACACCCCGGGTGTCGTTCCGCCATATCAACGTCAACAACCTCAGCCATGAACGGCTGGCTGGTGCGCTGGGCCGGGACCTGGGAATCCAGAACTATTTCACCGGCTGGAAGTTCACCACCCCGCCGGTCACCTCGACCTTTGTCCGTCAGCCCACGGGTTATCAGGGCCTGCCGTCCTGGCGATGGCAGCTGGCCGCCGGCCAGACGGCCAGCGACATCCAGAGCGGTCAGCTGACCATTGCCTCATCCGGGGCCTTGAACGCCGAGCTGCTGGGCCGCCGGATGTATCTGGTGATGCCGAGGTTCTTCAGCACGACCAATGTCAAGCTGAGGGTGACGCTGGAGGTGATCGTCGGAGACTCGATCATCGTCCACAAGTCGCAGGATCTGACGACCGACTTCACCGCCGCGTCCGGCCTCGGCGCCGAGGAGGTCAGCATCCTGGTGCCACCGCTCGGCTGCACCCTGAGGTGGACGGCCCAGGTGATCGCGGCGATACCTGGTGCCCAGTTCGCCGAGGTCATGGCCCCGGTCCTCGCCCCGGTCGGCTGGTGTATCGACCAGTTCCCGCGCTGGATCCATGAGCGGCCCCTGCGCTTTGCCGAGACCTGGGATCCGCCTGCCGTGGCCCCGGCGGCCAGCATCACCAACACCTTTGCCGTCTATGGCAGCCGTCAGGGCGACGATATCCGCGTCGCCGCCCCCGGCAGCCTCGGCGGTCTGCTGAAGACCGAAAGCGCCCCGACGCACAACCAGGCCTTCGTCGACCTCTACAACAAGACCGGGGGGACGGTGGATCTGCCGTCCGGGACCTGGAAAGGCACTTCAACCCCTCTGTGAGCGAGCCCATGACCGAACCTGTAATCGAGACCCCGCCCGAACCGCCGACCCTGCGCGAGCAGTATGCCCGGACCATCTGCGCCAGCCGGGGCGCGGATCCTGATGCACCGATCACCATCGTCTATCCGGACGGCAGTCAGACCGAATACGACCCGGCCTGGACCGGCTACCTGGATCTGACCGACCAGCTGCTGGCCTTGCAAGACGCCTGACCATGACCCCTCTCCCGTCCCTGCCGCCCGAGGAGGCGATCCGGTTCTTTCGGTCGAAGGGGCTGGAGATCGGCTTTGACTGGCGCGACGTCTGGGAGGCGGAGCATGCCCGGGTGTTCACCGTGGCCAAGGCCATGGAGCGGTCGATCCTGGAGACGATCCGGGCCTCGGTCGATCGGGCGATATCGGAGGGGATCACCTTTGCCACCTTCAGCGAGGATCTGCGGCCCCGGCTGGAGGCCGAGGGGTGGTGGGGCAGGCGCGATGTGGTGGACCCGGCGACGGGCAAGGCGCGCGCCGTGCAGCTGGGCAGCCCGCGCCGGCTGAAGACCATCTTCGAGATGAACGTCCGGCAGGCCTATGCGGCCGGGCGCTGGGAGCGCATCCAAGAGTCCAAGGCCCTGCTGCCGCTGCTGGTCTATCAGACGGCGGGCGATGCGGCGGTGCGGCCCGAGCATCGGGCCTGGGACGGGGTGTGCCTGCCGGTCGATGATCCGTGGTGGTCCACCCACTATCCGCCCTGCGACTGGGGCTGTCGCTGCACGGTGCTGCAGATCAGCCGCCGCCAGGCCGAGGCGCGGGGACTGGACCCGACGCGGGCGCCGCCGCGGTTTCCGCCGCGCACCTATACCAATGGCCGGACGGGCGAGGTCCAGGTGATCGAGACCGGGATCGGGCCGGGCTTCAACTACAATACGGGCGAGGCCTATCTGCGGTCGGGATCCGCGACCCTGCTGCCGGGCGGGGCCGAGGTGGATGACGCCACCGCCTCGGCCGAGGACGCGGCCCGGCGATTCCTGTCGGCCTTTGACGCCCAGGCCGAAGACCGGGTTTGGCTGGACCGGGAAGGCTATCCCCAGATCATCGGCCCCAGCCTGTTCCTCGACGCGGCCGGAAAGCGCATGAAGCTGTCGTCGGCCGAGCTGGCAGACCTGGACCCCGCGACCCTGCTGGAGCCCGACCGGATCAGCTGGATCTGGGTCAGGCGAGGTGAGGCGCCCGCCATGTTGTTGCGGCGCTATCGACGCCGGGGTCAGGTGATCGATATGGCGTCGGGCGGGACGTCGCCAGTCTGGCGTTTCCAGACGGTCGATTAGAGACCGCTAAAGGCCCTCTGAGAGGCCATGCCGCAGGGTGCACCGGTGCACCCTGATATGGGGTGGTCCAGGACGGCAATCTGCAGACCTCGAACGCCGGGACGCCCCCGGCCCTGATGGTCCGCCCGTGAACCCTGCCACCGAAGATCGCATCCATGCCTCGGCCACCCTGGCGACCCCGGTCGCCGTGGGCGCCGATGGCGTGCCCAGCCAGCGCATCCAGCTGTTGCCCATGGGCCAGATCGTGCCGCGCGACGGGCGCGGGCCGTGGGTGCTGGCGGATGCCGCCCACGCGGCCGAGGTTGTCGCCGCCACCCGGGCCACCCTGTCGCCCCAAGACATGATGGTCGACTTCGACCACCAGGGGGTGTTTGCCACGGCCCCCGGGAAGGGCGGCCGCGCCGAGGCGGCGGGCTGGATCAGGCCCGACAGCCTGACGGTCGAGGCTGACGGCATCTGGGCCACGGTCAGCTGGACCGCCGATGCCGCCGCCAAGCTGGCCGCTCGCGCCTATCGCTACCTCTCGCCCTATTTCGGGTCGGACAAGGCCACGGGCCGCGTCACCCGCATCTTCAACGTCGGCCTGGTCAACCAGCCGGCCATCCGGGAGATCGCCGCTGCGGCGGCGGTCGAAACATCTGAAGGGAATCCCTCCGCAATGAAAACCATCCTCACGGCCCTCGGGCTGAAGGAAGACGCGACCGAGGCCGATGCCTGCGCCTCGATCGCCGCGCTGACGCAAGCCGCCGGCGCGACCGAGGCGCTGGCCGCCACCGCTACCGCCCTGGGCCTGAAGCCCGAGGCCACGGGTGAAGAGGTGACCACGGCTGCCGCTGCCGCCGTGGCCGGTGGCAAGGGCGCGCCGGATCCCAAGAAGTTCGTGCCGATCGAAACCTATGACGCGGCCACGGCCCAGCTGAAGGTCATCAATGAGGAGCGCGCTGCCACCGCCGTCGATCGCGCCATCGAGGGCGGCAAGATCGCCCCCGCCAACCGCGACTGGGCGCTGGGCTATTTCCTGAAGGACGAGGTCGGCTTTGCCGCCTTCGTCGACCAGCAGCCCGCTGTCATCCAGCCCGGCCAGGGCAAGGCCACGGCCAAGCCCGCCGCCGATGGCAAGCCCCAGCTGACGGATGAGGACCGCGCGGCCTGCGCTGCCCTGGGGGTCGATGAGGCCGAGTTCCTGAAGACCCGCGAATCGGAGGCCGCCCAGTGACCGCCCTGACCGCCCCCCGCAAAATCGCCAAGCTGGCCGCGACCAACCGGTTCGTCGTGCCGGTCACCGCTGGTGTCACCATCCTGCAGTCGGCCCTGGTCATCCTGGATGACGGCTTCGCCCGCGCGGGCCGCGCCGGTCAGGGTGCCGATACCCCGGCCCAGGCCGCCGATGCCTTGACCCATGTCTGCGTCGGGGTCGCCCTCGACACGGTCACGGGCGGGTCCTCGAACGGTGATGTGGAGCTGGACGTCGATCGTGGCTGCTACGGCTTTGCCAACTCGTCGGCCGGTGACCTGATCACCAAGGCCGACATCGGCAAGTCGGCCTTCATCGTCGACGACCAGACCGTCGCCAAGACCAGCGCCTCTTCGACCCGGGCTCGCGCCGGGGTGATCGAGGACGTCACCGACGAGGCCGTCTGGGTCTCGATCGGCAAAGCCAACTTCGCTTAAGGAGCGCCCCTTTGATCATCTCCCAAACTTCGCTGCAGGCGCTCCGGACCGGGTTCAATACCCAGTTTCAGAGCGGCCTGAAGACGGCCGCTCCGGTTTCGGACCCGCTGGTCACGACCGTCACGTCCTCGACCAAGGTCGAGACCTACGGCTTCCTCGGTGACCTGCCGATTTTCCGCAAGTGGCTGGGCGAAAAGCGCATCCGCTCGCTGGCCGAAAAGGCCTATGCCCTGGTCAATGAGAATTTCGAGGCGACCCTCGGGATTCACAAGGACAAGATCAATGACGATAATCTGGGCCTCTATGGCCCGATCGTCACGGGCTGGGGCAAGGATGCCGGCCAGCTCAAGGATCGGCTGGCCTTCGACGCCCTGCGCGACGGCCATATCCGGGCCTGCTACGACGGTCAGAATTTCTTTGACACCGACCACCCCGTCGACTTCGAGGGGGCCCCGACGACCAATATGTCGGGTGCCGGCGCGGTCGCGCCCTGGTTCCTGCTGGACCTGTCGAAGCCGCTGAAGCCGATCCTGTTCCAGAACCGGCAGGCCCCGACCTTCGCCATGGTCACCGATCCGCAGGACAGCCACGTCTTCAAGACGGGCGAGTATCTGATGGGCGGAGAGGCGCGCGGCGCCGCCGGCTACACCCTGTGGCAGCTGGCCCACCGGTCGACCGCCGCGCTGGACGCCGACAGCTACGTCGCGGCCTACAACGCCATGGCGGCCCTCAAGAACGACGAGGGCGAGCCGCTGGAGATCCGGCCCACCCACATCGTGGTCGGCGCCTCCAACCGGGCTGCGGCCAAGACGCTGTTCGAGGCCCAGAACAAGGATGGCGGCGCGTCCAACATCTACTTCAAGGACGTGGCGATCATCGACGCCCCGCGCCTCGCCTGATGGCGCGCGCTGCGAGCAAGGCCAAGGCCGACGGCCCGGTCAAGGTCGATCCGACCGCACCGGCCCCGACGCCCGCCGACGCCGTCCTGCGGGCCAAGGCCTCGCGTCCGACCTTCCGGCGCGGGGGTCTGGCCTTCGGCGATCGCGACTGGACGGTGATCCCTTCGGACCTTGGCGACGAAGCCCTTCTGGCCCTCTTCGCAGAGCCGGTGCTGACGTTGCAGGCGAAGGGTCCGGATGGTTGGCAGACCCTGCCGGCCGAGGCCCGCGCCGAGGCGATCGAAGCCGCCAGGACGGCCGACGCCAAGGACTGATCCGGCGCGGTTAGACCCGACCCTGACCCACCGCGCCGGTCATACCCGGTCCATCAGTAAGGACCGGTTTGCGTAAGCCGGCGGGGCCCCCGCCCCGCCGGTGACGTTCTTAACAGAGAGACCCGTTCCCTTGGCCTATGCCACCCTCCAGGACCTGATCACCCGCTTTTCCGAGCGGCGTCTGATCCAGCTGACGGACCGCTTCGTTCCGCCAGCCGAGGTCATTGACGAGTCGGTGACGGCCGAGGCGATCCAGCATGCCGGGGACCTGATCGACGGCTATGTGCGGGCCATCTATGCCCTGCCGTTCCAGACGGTTCCCGCCCTGCTGAACGGGCTGGCCTGTGACATCGCCTATTTCCGCCTGTTCCAGGAGCCGACCGATGAGGCGCGCAAGCGCTATGACGACGCTCTCCGGACCCTGCGCGACATTTCGGCCGGCAAGATCAAGCTGCCGGTCGCGGACGGGCAGGACGCCCCCTCGCGCCCCGATGTGATCCGCGCGACGGCCCAGCCGCGCCTGTTCAACCGCGACAGCCTGAGGGGGCTGTAATGGCGGGCCTGTCGGACAAGGTCGAGCTGGACCGCGAGGACATCCGCCGGCTGGATCAGCTGGGGGATCGCCTGGGTGACACAAAGCCCCTGATGGCGGCCATCGGCGGCTTTGTGCGGGACACGGCCCGGGGCCGGTTCCGTGAGCAGAAGGGCCCGGACGGCAAGCCCTGGAAGAAGTCGCTGCGGGCCCAGCTGGTCGGCGGTACCACCCTGGTCGATCGCGGCCTTTTGCGCGATTCCTACATCGACCGGACAACCGCGACCGAGGCCGTGGTCGGCACGGCGGACATCCGGGCCCGCATCCATCATTTCGGCGGCGTGATCCGCTCCAGGTCGGGCGGCAAGCTGGCCTTTGGTCTGGCCGATGGTGGCTTTGCCCTGGTCAGCCAGGTG